TTGCTTGCACTAGCATTGTTTGTACCAGTAGCAGTATCCTCAAGTCTCCACAATTCTAATCCTGTTAAGGCAGCACCGTCCCCGTCAAAGGCAGTTGCAGAGACAGTATTATTCGCAGTTATATCATCAGCATTGGTAATACTGCTATTCTGCATATTTATTCCAGCATATGCATTCAAAGCAGCGTCAAAGTATGCTATTCCATTTACTTCAAATTTTCCAGAACCCAACAAATCATCCTGAGCAGACAAACCATGACTGGTTGTTCCAACTCCTACTCTTACATATGTTCCATTACCATCTATTGTATCAACATTAAGAAGGTCGTTACCGTTCATATTGCCATTGGCATTTGTGACAAAACCATTCATAGTAATTGAATTAGTAGTAGTATTCCCTCTATCCGTTACGGTCTGGAGAGTATCTGCCTCAGCAGGAATATCACTTATAAGAGCGAGCGTACCACTACTGATAGGCAAAGTTACAGTTCCGCTAGAAACGAAAGTACCTGCCGCTTTCAATTCGATACGAGGATAGCTATCCCATGAATCATTGTGGAAAAATAGTTTATGTCCCCCGCCAGCTCCAGTAAAAGCTTCCCCTTGAGCCACATCACCAACCGCAGTGATATCTCCTCCGGCAGACCCTGTATTCACTACGAATACCAATCCAGTAGAAGAACCGTTGACAGCAACTATTTGATTAGCTGATCCAGCATAAGTTCCTGGAGTATCATCTAAATCTATAAAACTGCCCACTGTAGAGCCACCTTCGTCAGCTATCAAAATGAATACTGCTAAGAAAACTACAGCTACTACGCAGATAAGACCAATGGTAAACCACGTTTGCAAAGACGTATTTCTCTTCTTCCTTCTGTTCGGGGGATCAAACATCTAACAGCCTCCTGTTTGAAAAAATAAATAAGTTCACTCAGTTCTATCTGCGTCTTCTAATTGCTTTTCTCCAAGGATCTTCATATTTGGAGGACATCTTACCAAGTTGCCTCTGATATGCTTTTTGTCTATATGCCGATTTGTTTTTCTCACTACCATCCCTATATCTCTCAATCATTAATCCAAGAGTTGTTGTTACTACTATAAAGGTAATAAGTAAGAAGGCATAAGCTAGGAACTGAAAATCGCCATTGTCGGCAACTCTCCCTTGAGCCCAAAAGAATCCGTACACGGTAACACAAATAGCGAATAGAGCTAGAAGCACTACCAACCAAGTTGGAATAGCGTTTTCAGTATTCATTCTTACCTCCTATGTCCAAATGGATCAGACGTTCTTTCATGCATTCCACCAAGTTTAGCAAGCGGTCCAGAAGTCCTAGTAGCCTTAATTTTTCCGCGAAGCTTGCTCGCTCTTTTCTTCGCTTTACCAAAATCAACCCTATCGCCTATCTTTTTCCTCTTAGCAGCAGGACTTTTTCTTTTCCTAGTCCCGTATATGCCAGGAGTACTAGAATCATCAAAATATGAATGTGCCATTTTATCTCCTATATCAATCTAAATCTAGCATCCGGATTGGGTAATGCATAATTTTCATCATTCGGCACTGGAAGGCCATGTTTGGGAGTATCTTCATAATCGTCATACTCCCTCCTTCGTCTTCTAGTCATTCCTCCTCCACCACCAACATCCTGATTGCTCCTTTTCGTAAGATCGAATCCTGAGCCTGCCTCAGCGAACTGCCTCAGCGTCTCATTGTCTCTGATATTACCAACTATATTTCTCCAGTTCCTGCCATACTTCTTCCGAAGTTGCTTTTGAAGTATTCGCTTCTCCAGCATGTCTCCCTTTTCTGACTCGATCTGGTTCTCCAATCTCAACTGATCAAGTTTTTCTTCCAGGTCAACTTCCTTATCAAACCTACCCATTAGAAATCACCTCCTCCTGAACCTGTTAACTCTTTGATTAGACCCTTGCTCTTCAGCTTTTTCAGAAGAACAAGTACAGTGTTTTTTCTCCTTCCTGTTGCTTCACAAACACTTTCGGTGGTAGCCCTTCTCTGATCATGTAAAGCCCTTAGAATATCCGTTTCATCATCTGACTTTAGTGAAATGTCTCCGCTCAGTCGTTTCCCCAACTTTGTCAACGCCCAAACCCTTAATGGCATCCTTCCTCCTTCTGGACCGCAAGCCTAAAATTAGGCTTCCGTCATTTTAATAAAAATGAAACTCGGTTTCACACTTTTTCGAGCCAGCCCAAGTTCCGTACCAACCTTTCATTGTACCAAGATCAGGATTAAATCCCCACATGTCTTTTTCGCTCCTCTTTGGAGCAGAGTGTTTCTTATGCATCTTGGTATGTTTCTGGTGTCCCGTCCACTTTAGACCTCCGCCTTCTTTAGATCCCCATATATCGTTACATTTGCTTGCCATTTTGCCCTCCTTAAATTTTTAGCCCTACCATTTGCCTTAGTTAGTACCCAAAAACGCTGTGGCATTCATCCTCAGCCCTTCAGCCTACCAAATATAAAGTAACCGACAGCCACAATCAATGTACCAGCTACTCCATAGTATATCGAATAGTGCCAATCTATCATTGCCCACATAATAGCCATTCCAAAAAATCCCAACGCTATGAAGAAAGCAACCAACATTACAATGAAACCCAAAAATGTTGTCATCGTTTCTTATCCGCCCTAGCCTTTAAAATCACATAAGGGCAACCCAATAGAATATTTGTTATAGCCATTTCTAATATTCCAATCTCCTGAGTTATCCATCCTAATATCATAAGCGGTATTCCAAAAAATATAGCGATAAGAAACCATATAGCAACTATTCTCTCCATAATACTTACAAATGGATTGAACAATTCCATATAGGCTTCTCTCACTACATTCTTAAGTTTTTCAGCCATCAATATTAACTCTAATCCTTATAGAATCACTTTGGTTTTTTCATCTTGAAGCTTCTTCTTGTCCTTCCATATCCCATTAATCTTTTGTTCATATGCTCATGCCACTTATTTCCACCAACATGAGAATGGGTCATGTAATCGTCTTTACTTAAGTCAAAATGATAATGTTTCATATTAGACAACCTGCCTTATAGAATCAACCAAAGAAATAAACTCCATGTCCTAAATAATCGTACTTCGTCTTGTGTTTTGCCTCAATATGAGGAATGCAATCTTCATTTACAGAACCCCACATAGGAGAATTATCAACTATAGATATATCCCAAACATCATAAGAAAAATCTGGATAACGCTTCGCAGCTTTCTTAAGGCGTTTTTCAGCATCCTTAATTCCTTTAGCTTTCACAATAATAGAGCCATTCTCTTCATCTTTCGTTCCAACTGTATTATAGTAATGCATGAAATTCCTCTTATTTAATTTCTATTTTGATAATATCCTCTTCGATCCAAGCTTTATATCCAAGAATACCTTTGTCTATCTCCCAATCGAAAGTTTCTTCTAATGACTCATCATTCAGCAAACTTTCTATGGACATTTCCAAATTTTCATAAAAAGGTTCAGTTCCATGAGTTATCTTGTCCATAATTTCACTTCCTTATTTCTTGAATACCCTTCTTCGGTGTCACCTTAAAACCCATCTTTTTCAGCTCTTCACCAATGTTCTCAACTTTCTCTTTTCGTCTAGGTTTGACTGGCTCCTCTGAAATATATTGCCAACTCTTATATTGTTCAAACTTGTTAGGATTCAAATGATACAAATAACCTTCTTGATCGAGTTGATCTTCAGTTAATCCAGTCACTTCCCATTCACCGTCTTTGCTTTTAATATTCCTCCATCTAGCTCCTTTAATAGCAAAAAACAAAGCGAGACCCCTTCTTGGAGTAGCATACACCGCAACAGGTTTGTCTTTTCCACCACTCTCAGGCTTCAAGACCTTTAATCTAGGATTTGCACTTCCGTGATACATTCTTTCTGGCATATCTATATCCTATACACGTATCCTTGTCGCTCCAAATCATGAAGCACATTGAATATGTTGCCTTCAGTTTCTCCGAGAGCTAAGTCTTCTTCCAGTGATATACTAATATGATAAGCTGTTAACGGAACATCGCTCTCAAGAATAGTATCCAATGTATAGTAAGGAGTATTCAATTGTCCATATTCATCCATCTCATCGAAATCATTAGTTTTGCCAGTTGACTCCCACATTATCATCTCAAATAACCTGCCTTATAGAATCATTCATGTAACTCAATCGAGTTATGCCACTCATAACTGTACTGCCCTAATGTGTCCAGGTCTAAGTGTTGGAATCTCCTTCGTGTCGTAAATCCAGAAATATTCTGGACCATATATTTTGATTCGTCTTCTCATTCCTGATCGTAGATCGACGAATCTGCAAGTGACTACTTTCGTTCCTTTATTATATCTGCAATTGTGAACAAGTAATCCTTCTGCAAAGTAGTTATTGTTGTCTTCTACTTCTATGTTGAATACTCTGGTACTTATTGGAATACGATTAATAGAAACTACTGTTTCAATTGTTGTGTCTGGATTATAGGTGAACTCTCTTACTTTCTCTCGCACTTTTTCTATGTCATCAAATTCATGTTCCCAAATAGTTAACACTTCCCATCCAAAGCCATTAAACTTTTGTATGCGCTTCTCTTCTTTAGGATCACCTTCACCAAAACCACATTCCTCACATTCGTGCCAATAACAGCCATTTACCTCAATTATTTTCTTCTTTCCATTTATGTTCATAAAGTCAGGATTCATACCAGCAAACCAAACTTGTCCGTCACCAACATACTTCCATTCATCAGGAGCATCTTCTTTAAGCAATGCCTCCAGCTCCTTTTCTAAAGACGTTTGCTTAAATTGTCGTTTCTCAAAAACAGATTTTGCAAACTCTGGATCTTCTGTCATTTTTCGATTAAACTCTGCTACTCCACCTATACCGTTTGCATACTGCTCAATTGCTCTTAATTTTCTAGCCTCTCTAAATTCTGGAGTATTATAGGTGCTATTTGGATCTGCCCATTCTTGTTTCTTGATTTCGCTTAACTGCTCTTTTATCTCAGGATGATTCTCATATCTTTCAATTTGAGAAGCCGAAACTTTAGCTCTTACTTCTTTCCTCGTTCCTGCATTCTCGAATTCACTAGTTACATCTCTATCAGTATATCCAGAATTTTCATCCTGCCATTTTTCTTTTATTTTATCTCCATGTTGTTTCTTCCACTCTTCGTTTTTGCCTCTTTCCAAAAGTTGAAGCCTCTTTTCAAAATAGTTGTAATGATACTGTAATACTTCATCACCTACTTTAAGACTACCAGCTTCAACGTAGTCAACTGTTCCATTAACAGGAACAGCAAATGGATGTTCAGGAGTTATCCATAATTCATTTCCATTTGAAAAAGTTACATGAACTAATTCATCAGCTATCCTATTACCAACACTTAAAACCTTTTTAATTTCCTTCTCGCTAGTAATTGGATTAAATGTTACAACTTCATCACCTTCTCGAATCAATTCAACATTGCGTTTAACATGCTCAGTCTTCCATTCATCATTTATAAACTTATCAACAGGAACTACAATTCCAGTTCCTTTCGGAAGACAGAGTACTCTGATATCGGTGTTCTGTCTGAGTCTTCTGTCGATGTTTTCGAACTGCTGTGTTGTTAGATATAGGTCTACATCACGCTTTCTTGTCTGGAGGACAAAGTAAGAGAGCAACTTATTGAAGCCGCTTTGTGACATTCTTGCGTCTGCGAACAAGTAAGCCTCATCCAGTACAACAGTTGTGTCATACAAGATAGTGTTGTTCTCCATTGCTTCAACAAAGAACTCATAATCAAACTTTACAAAGTCACCTTCTTTAGGATGTTTAACTTCTCTCTCTTCTATTACTTTCCCATCATCGTCATAAATATAATTGATTCTATCTAACCATATATTATAGTTAGCTACAATCTTTCTGTCTGCCTCCAACCAATCTAATACTGCGAATGTGGTGGCTGATAGTGTTTTCCCCTGCCCCACTTTTCCTTCGAAACTCACTAACAT